AATTGACCAACACCTGTTGTTCCTGAACCTGATACTGATGCAACTTTTAAAAACCTGTCTGCTGTTACATTTCCAGTTGGAAATTTTAATTCGTATGATTGCCCTGAACTGTGTGCAGGACTGGTCAGCTTAATCCCATGCGAATTATTTTCACAGTTGAGCTGAATTGAGCCTGGATTTGTTGCACCAAGAACTTCAAATAATCCTGTTCCTTTAGGTCCTACTTTTAAATTTATATTAGAATCACCACCAGTTGCTTGAATAGATGGTGCACTACCTGTTGCAGCATTTGTTATATCTATTTGGTTTACTGCAGATGACGTAGTTTGAAATACTATTTGTTCATTTCCGTTTTCATCATTAATCCCATGTGCATCGTCAAATGCAATATTAAAATCGTTTGTATCTAGATCGCCACCTAATTGTGGTGATGTATCGTCAACAACATCTCCACCAGTTTGTACTTCTATGATATCTGGATTCGTACTATCATTTGCAGTAGCAAATACTATTTTAGTTGTTTTTTGTGTTGCTGTAAAAGTAAATGTTGAACCAGATCCTGATGCATATTTAAATTGAACTGTATATGCTCCTGAAGTTGAATTTCTTAAAATATAAAAAGTTTGAACATCTAAAGGTATTGTTACAATTTGGTTTCCAGTAATTGTTCCTGTAAAGTCAATCATTCTATGTGCAAGTTCTGCACCAGTTGATCCATCACTAACAGCTAACGCAGTTGTTTGTGCACCACCTGCTATTGATTTTGCTATAAAACCACCAGATATTTGTTCAATAATTTGTAAATTTGTATTAGTCTTTGTTCCCCATGTACCGGCATTTTCACCAGTTGCTTGAAGTTCAACACCTAAAGGTGTATATGTACTTGCCATAAATTTCTCCTATGCAGCGTCACTATAACTTGTATTTGATCCAGTTGCAACATTCGAATACGATGTATTTGAACCCGTTGAAACATTACTATAAGATGTATTTGATCCAGTGTCAACATCTCCATATGCAAAGATATTAACCGATCCAATGCCAAATGTTGCAGACTGACCTGTTAGTCCAACTTGCATATCTGGTATGGAAACAGAGCCAATACTAGCACCAAACGATTGACCCGATATACCTAGAGTCATATCATTAGGATCTAATGCTCCAACACTAACTGTTGCAGACAATCCTGTAGGTTGAGCCACAGCACCGCCTAATCCAACAATAGAGCCTAATTGAGATTCAAATTGAACACCTGATAGTACAGCTGCATTATTTGGTGCAATCGCTGTTCCCAAAGACGCGGACATTGAAAATCCTGTAACATCAACTTGGTTACTAGAAGAACCAGTTGCAGTTCCTTGTGATGCAGTAAAAGATAAACCAGAAATAATAGCCGTTGCATTTGGTAATGTTACAGTTCCTTGACTTGCTGTAAAACTTTGGCCTGTTAAACCTACAACTTGATCTGCAACACTAGGGTTTCCTAATGCAAAAGAAGCAGAGACACCTAACATTGAAACATTAGCATCTGCTTCAACAGCCAAAGATCCAACATTAAATGATGCAGAAACACCTGATGATTCTACAACAGCAGAACCGATTCCAGACGCTGCAGTTGTTGCAGCTGAGAAAGATACACCTGATACAGAAACATCCGCACCAAGACCAACTGTTGCTGCAAACTCTCCCCATGCACCACGACCATAAAGATTATTGCCCCAACCCTCTATACCTAAATCTGTTTCTATTTGAAAACCTGTAACACTAATTGTTACATCATTAAGATCATTCCAAGAACCGTGGTTCCACGTTTGAGCACCCCAACCTGCACCAATAATCGTTGATCCACCCCATTGAGATTGATCCCAGGTTAATCGGCCCCATCCTGAAGATACCGACATGGTCGGCCTCCTATGCTAATCTGATGATTGCGCTACTTGCGTCCGCTGTTGGAAACTCAATTTTAAAAGTTCCATTACTAGCTGTCTTGTCACCACCAAATGCAATTATACAAACAGCATCAGTTGTACTTGAACCACCGTTTGTTGTTGTATTATAAATCATTGCACCGTTTGCAGTGAAAGAAGCAGATGAATAAGTTACGTCTGAAAAGTCTGTAAAAGCTGTTGTTGAAGATAAAGATACACCAGAGTTTGTTAAAGTCGCTCCACCTGCACTATACGCAGAACCTGATGTATTTGTAATTTCTTCTGAAGTTGAATAATCTGTTGTAGCTGCACCTAAAGAAGCATCGCTATCAAATAATGCAATCTTAAAAGTGTGTCCACCTGAAGATTCAAAACTGTGCTTGCCTTGTAAAAGTTCTTGTTTGAAACTTGAACATATTGCCGATGTTATTGCCATATTTTACTCCTTATTATGGTGTTCGAGATGGTAGAGGAATTCTAATTGCACCGTCTGTATAATCATCTCTTCTTCTTCTACCAATTTGCTCACTAGCAAACTTCTCTACCTCTTGTTTATATTTATTTTCATATAAAGTCAACATATCTATCGGGCCTTTTAAAAATGCATATGCCTCTGAAAGACAGCAATATAATAGCCCATTTGGAAAGTTAAGACTAATATAATTAGTATCATTATTTTCTAAAAGATCCGGCATTTTATTAAAATGTATTCTAAATCTATATGTTGTATTAGGAACTGGAGCTACGAATATTCTGCCTGATGTAGTATCAGATTCTCCTGTGGCACCCCCAAACATAGCATAGTACTTGGGTTGACCTTGAGCAGCAGAGGTTCCCGTTACATCTTGATATTCTTGAAGATAGGTCACATCTTTTTTTTCTAACCATCTATTAGCCCCTGTAGTTTCCGATCCTGCGGTATCGTAGACCTGAATACCTCTAACAAATAAACAACCTGCTGGAGCATTTATAGATTCTTGTCCTGCTGCAAAATTACCTAATTGTTGTTTTTTATCAGCATCAATTGGAACATCTCTAAAAATTCTGTACTGTGCATTTAAAATAATATTTTCTAATACAGCATCTGTTAATACGTTAGAGTCTGTTTCAGTATAACTTTTTATTTGTGTTTTTAATCCTGATGCGCTTAATCCTGCCATTATGCTAATTGAGTAACTGGACCTGCAGTTACATTCAACCCTCCTGCTTTTTCTGTCACCGTAGCACTTGATCCACAATCAAATACATAAGTGTTTGTTGTTACACTACTTATACTAAATCCTGACGCATTTTCAAATATTGTGTATGCTAAACCTCCAGGGCTGCCTGTTACATTTCTAAACCTTACTGTATCACTATTAGATCTACCATGATTAGGTTCTGTAACTGTTACACTTGAAGATCCTGAAGTTAAACTAAAGGGATTAGGTGGCAATAAATTTTGTGTTGCAGGCTCTGTTCTATCAGGTCTAGCATTTCTTAAACCTTGTGGGTCACCTGTATGTCTAGTTGGTTCTAATTGTGGTTGTTTAGCTTCAAATTCAGATATATGCACAAAAGATCCATTCCATTCTTTTACCATTTCATTATAGGGAAACTCCATACCAGATCTATCTGATATTGCTTTTGCGTATTTTCCACTTGATAATTTTGACATTATGCTCCTGGGTAATAAACTTTTGGTGTTATGTAAGCACTAGAAGAAGATCCATCTTCTGCTAACGCTCTTTGTAATTCATCTTCATAATATAACTTCATAGCTTGAACTCTCTCTGGTGCATATTTTTGAGCTAAATAAAAAGCTAACCCTGAAACCATACAAGGCACAAATCTATATGGAACATCTGTTGCGTTAGTATAATCGCCAACATCTTGAATTTTTTTTACATAATAATAATTTAATTTATTACCAGCTTCAGATGAACCTGGTGTTAAGTATAAAGTTATAGTTACTTTATCTATAAATCTTTGAACATAATATTGTGTTGGAGTTCCTGTAGATGTTTTATTAGATAAAGCTTGATAAGTAGATCTATTTATTTTTGTAAGTGGCGTATCAACATTTGAAGAGTTTCTATACACAGCTTCTAAAATATCGTCTACACCATAAACAGCAGTGGCATCCGACGTGCCATCTCCTGTAGATCTAAACATTGTATACACTGCTTGGTCGGCAACTAAAGTAATATCATTATTTGCTATTTGCCAATAGTGTAAACCTCTATTTCCCCATTCTTGAAAAAGAATATTTAAAGATCTTCTAGCTGTTTTTAGTTGATAACCAGAAACACCTTGAGATCCAATTCTTTCATAAGCCTCTTCTATTATTTCATCAATAGAAAAATTTTTATCAAATATTACTGTTCCCGAGGTAGTGTTAGCCATTTAACCTCCTACTTGTCAATCAATAAAGTAGCTGCATCTATGTTTGTAATTGTAGAAACTTTCATCCCGCCTGGAAATAAAATTCCATCTTCAGGAATGTTCATTGAAAAAACATCTCCATTAGGAACGTCAGCTTGAAACAAAGTTGTGCTGTCTGTATTGTCTTGAAGAATTATAGTTCCAGCTCCACCTGCATCAGAAGCAAGAATAATTCCTCTTAATCTTGTTCTTCCTGCAAATACTGCTCCAGTAGCTGTAACTCTTACTGATTTTACATCACCTTTACTTGCCATTTTTTTCTCCTTAAAATTAAGCATGGGGCCGAAGCCCCACACTAAATTATTTATTAACTTACTGCTGCACTAAAAGGTGTAGCTAAGTTACTAGTTCCACCAGATGTAACTTGAACGCCCCATCTGTTAGCACCAATAGCTTTGCAAGTTATGATTGATCCAGCCAGTCCTCCAGTTGTAGTACCATTTAAGGTAATAGTATCTGAAGCAGCTGCAGTCATAAAACCTTCAGCGGCATCGTTTGTATCCGTGTCAACAATGATTGCATTACCAGTCATTGTGTCATTAGC